AGGTTGCTCGTTCACGCTTGCCTTGGCGAGCAAGTCCTCTTGTGCCAGATTTTTGAGCTGTGTATACAAGCTGTCAATAGTGCCATTGTTATCCACAACTGCATCAAAACAAGTACCGGCCCACGAATATTCACTGGCATGAATACCGTTTAGTCCCAGCCATTCACGTGCTTTTGTATCGCCTCGATTCGCTTGTTCAGCAATAGTATACCAGTGCGGAGTAAGTCCCCGTTGCACCCAAATAATCTTGCCGCCTTGTGCTTTGATAGCTGCAATTTCGTTGGGGAAACGGCAATCACTTATAACCACGTTGTCCTGTGTCTTGCGTAGTTTGTTTTCTAAACTAGCAATCCACATGTCATCGTGAAATCCATTGCGAATAACTTCTGTGCCCCAATGCTGTAGCACCCAGCGTGGGGTAAGTTCAGGCATGTTCAAGCGTTCACTCCACCACAGATCCAACTGCTCACGCCATTCACGGGCTTGTTTGGTACGCCCTTCCAGCATGGTTCTGTCCCACCCAAATACTGCTGCCACTGCGTCTTTGAGTGTGTTGGCAAAACTTTCCCTACGATACTCGTGAAAGTTAACCAAATAGTCTGCTGCTGTATCTTTGCCCGAACCAATAAACCCGCAAATGCCTATGATCATAAAAAATGCTCCTATTACAGAGCATTTTAACGTATTTGTAACACTAAGGTCAAGTTAGATATCTATGATTTTTTGTATGTTTGGTGTTCTTGATGCTCGTGCCGGGTAGACTGTTTTTAGGATGAATACCAGTCGATCAGAACTGACTCTTCTCAGACCCAGACTGATTTCGCTAGTCCAATCATAGACCCAAAACTGTTGTCCCACTTCAATCTTTTCAAGTTTGTTGATGATTTTAGACAGTCGTTTAAGTGTGTAGTCCACGCCTCTAGGATAAACACCACGAGTTTTTGTACGATCAAGTGCATGATCGTCAACCCGTACTTCAATGGGGCCTAGATGTAGAGTCCCTACTGTTGCTTCAGTTATGATCTCGTTGGCTAGCATTATCCAATAATCCAAGTTAGTGGTTGACCTCCATCAACAAAGTCTTTCAACTCCTGCTCCAACTTGTCCATTTCAGCTTGCGCTTCTGTTTTGAGTGCGTCGCCGTTGAGCTGCGTACCACCTTGTGGTCCTGCAATTTGGCTAAACTTGCTACGTCCCTCACCAATGATGCGTTTGGCAAAGCTGTAGGCGTATTCCTGTACCCAAGGGAAACTGTAGGTATCGCTTAAGATCATTTGATCAGGCTTTTGATTAAAGACCCACAGTAGGATAGATTCAAATGGGTTTTGTGTTCCACCGCCACCGCCAGTTGATCCACCGTAGCCATAAGGCATCTTACGCACAATGGTCAGCTTCTTGGTTGTGGGGTTGAAGGTGTAGTTTAAGAAACCACCGAACATTTTCATGCTGAGTTTCTGATAGTCAACAAACAATTCATAGTTGGTTAGGCCGCCAACACGTCCTGCCTGTAGCATATAAGTGTTCATAAAACCTGACGCAAAAGGTTCAAATTGACTGGCTGTGGTACCTGTAACCGAGCCAATACCACGTCTAAAGGCACCGCGAACTGTCATGATCTCTTTAGGCAGTATGTATTCCTGTGTTTCAGGCAATAGGTCTAAGAAGCAGTAACTTTCCTCTACGCTGTTTTGAGCACGTTGACGATACTTGATCAGTGCCTGATTAATGGCCATTTCATAGTGCTCTTGCTCTAGTTCAACATCAACAATACCATCAGCTAGACGCATACGGATATAGTCAGTGATCTCGGCACGTTTCAGGTCACTTGTTGGAAGTGAAGTAGGGTCAAACTGAATTGAACCTGCGCCTGTACCCGTAGTTGGGTTGTATAATGACGCTACGTTTGCCATGCTGCCAAATGCAGTTACATTGCCAAACGGAACCGGGGTAGTTGTTGGTGCGGTAAATTCGCTCATGAAAAATCCTGTTATATTGCTATTTATAACAGGATTTTAAGTTTAGGCTACTTTGAGTAACACAATGTCTGCGTTAATACGCCCGTTCATTTTGGTCTCAGTTGCTTTGATGTCATCTAAGAATTTTCTGAGTTGAATCTTGCCTGCTTTGGTAAATTCTCTCAGCTTCTCGTCGGGCTTCCTTAATGTCTTTGATACGCTCTTGTCGGTATCAAAGTTCACAATACTTGTTCCTTTGACGTTAAGTGTTTGATATGCGGCTGCTACATATCGACCCAGCTTTCTGGTTTTAACATTATATACCCACAATGCTTGAGCCCCAATAATGTCAGCAGGATTGATTGACACAATCTTAAGGCCAGCATTATCTTTTGCGTACTTGATTTTAGCAACCACTTTTTCCCGACTTGGAGCTTTTTTAACTCTTGCCTTCTTGAGGCTCTTTTTAACGCCGCGGTACTGTTCAACTGCGGCCAGGAGGTCGTCGATCCAAGCGATAATACGCTTGAAGTCAGCTGCCTTAAGATGGCTGTAGCCCTCTCGAACTTGTTCATCCTTTTTGGATACTGCAAGTTCAAGTTCAGCTTTTCGTGTTTTATAAACATCTTCGTATTTTCCTAACTGGCTTTGTACCACGTTGTTGGCAACAAGATAGTCATACAGTTTAGTTGGGTTCTTGACACCTGTAGCAACATCGTCAAAGATGCCCTCCAGCTCACCAATGATCTCGCTTGTGCGTTCAGCAAGTCGATCTTGAATAGTGGGACGGTAGGCTACTTGTTCTGCTGTTGCAATCTCTGCAACGGGCTCGGGTTCTGCCTTGGCAACCACTTCCATAACACTGTCAACAATGAACTCAATGTGGCGTCCACGGAAAGGCATGCCCTTGCGGTGCGCCATGATAAGGCTGCACACTGTCATAGGCAGCAAGCGATCACCTGCACGGTTAAACGCTTTGACTTCTTCGATTGAAAGTTTGCTGTTCTTTTGTAGCCACTCAACTACATACTTTTTGCAGTCTTTTTGACTGTAGTAATAATTGTAGTAGTAGAAGCTCTTACGCAGGCGGTTGTCAAATCGTTCATTGTCCCAGTCCGCGGCTTCTGCGGGCCATTCAGGCTCGCTACCAGTGTACTTTTCATCAGCGAAAGCAATACGTGCTTGACGTGGTGCTTTGTTTTTGATCTTGATGCCTGCTACTGTTGCCATTATACACGTTCCTTTTTCACGCGGCCAATGCGGCTCGCTTTGTTCCAATCATATACAACGCCATCGGGGCAGAGCCCGTTTTTGACGCTGTCTACACCAAAAATCCCACAAACCTCAAAGTCCGCGCCTTTGATGGTTACAAATTCATCTATTAGTTTTGCCGCTTCCATTGCTGTGCCTAAGCTATCAAAAGCACCACGAACAAAACCTGTATTGTCTATTACTTTGTACATGCCATTATTATAACGCAGAAACCATTTTGAGTCAAGTTAGTACATTAGTGTTGCCATTAGATACCACTGCTCAAACTCGTTAACGCAGATTTCAAATTTTTCCGTTAATTCTTTGTACTTATGTGTTACTTTTGACAACCGTCTACATTCCACCATTTCTCGATCCATGGCGATGTATGCATCATTGCAGTTTGAGTAGATCTTGTACAGGGTACTACGGGCTTTGATATTTTTGGTATCCTGTACCATTTTCAAGCACTTTTGCAGGCGCTCGTAGTAATTCATGTGTGTCGGAGTCGTCATGCTGGTATTATAACACCTTTTGGTTAACGTGTCAAATCAGCATAAATACACGAACAAAGGATTTACAGTGGCAAGACTCAGTTTATGGCAAGATGGCCGACACAGTAACGATTACAAGTTTTTTGATCGCAGAATCAGTGAAATGTTTACCATTGGCGGCACTGGCATTCTGTGTCACAAATACTTGGGCCCAATTGCACAGGGCACACAGTTGGCAACCACGGCGGCACAGGGTGCTGCGGGACCTGTAATTAACCTACCCGATACTAGCACAATCAATCTAGGCGATACTGTAACAGGTACAGGCATTCCCACAAATGCCAAGGTCATTGCCAAAGATGCCAGCACCATCACAATCAGCGCCAATACCACCAGTGCATTGGGCATTGGTGTTACCGTGGGCATCAGCGCCAGTGCTGCACAGCCCAGCTATACTAATCAAAGTGAGCAGAACATACAGGACTTGCTGTGGCTAGAAAACAGAGACCGCAAGTATGATACCAGCATCTACAAGATGCGCGGCATTTATCAGCGTCAAGATCAAGACTTTGACCTAAGCCAATTTGGGCTGTTTCTAGCCACTGGTACCATCTTTATGGTGTTTCACCTGCGTGACATGGTGGACTTGATTGGGCGCAAGCTCATGAACGGTGACGTGCTTGAACTACAGCACTTGACTGATTATGACGCACTTAATCAAGACGTGCCAGCAGCACTGAAACGCTTTTATGTTGTAGGCGATGCCAGCTTTGCAAGTGAAGGTTTTACCCCAACTTGGTGGCCGCACTTATGGCGTGTTAAATTGAACCCTCTAGTGGACAGCCAAGAATACAAAGACATTCTCAACAATGTCATGGCCAGTGATGGTACTACGCCAATTGGACAGTTGTTGACTACATTGGATACCAACTTGAAGATTAACGATGCAGTTATACGTGAGGCAGAAGCCAACGTACCGTTCAGCGGTTACGATACCAGCAGCCTCTATATTGCTCCTGAAACTATTGCAGACGAGCCAGACAAAACTGCCGATGATGTGGTTGATACCGCAGATGATGTAGCAGATACTGCCGACGAGGGTCCATTGACTCCGGGTTCTACAGTATATGGCTACTTGTCAGGATCAGCAGTAGCACCAAACGAACAAGCAATGGGAGTAGGTATCATGTTCCCTGCAAATCCAATCAGTGGCGACTACTTCCTACGCACAGACTACTTGCCAAATCGTGTGTTCCGCTTTGACGGCAAGCGTTGGGTCAGCATCAATGATGTACAGCGCACAAGTCTTACACAAGGTGCAAATAATCAAACACAGTTGGGTACCTTTGTCAACGCAAGTGGTACGTTTACTAATGCAGATGGTGCTACAGTAAATGTCCGACAAAGCCTCAGCAAGGCCCTAACACCAAAGGCAGATAATTAATGACAGCTCCTAGCAACTACTTTTATGATGGTCAAGTCCGTAGATTTGTAAGTCAGTTTATTCGAATGGTATCAAACTTCTACGTAGAGTTTGGTAAAGACAGCAATGGTGTAACTAGCCTACAGCGTGTACCAGTCATGTATGGAGATCCCAGCAGACAAGCCGCACAAATTATTCGTAATAACAGTGAGAACACAATCAACGCTGTTCCCGCAATGGCTGTTTATATCAACGCCTTAGAATATGATCGTGAACGTTTGCAAGATCCTTATCTAGTTGAGAGTATGCAAATACGTCAACGACAGTTTGATCCAGTAACTGGTACCTATGGCGATGCTCAAGGACAAGCCTACACAGTTGAACGCTTGATGCCTGCGCCTTATAAACTGACACTGAAGCTGGATATTTGGACCAGCAACACAGAACAAAAACTACAGCTGATTGAACAATTGGCTGCATTGTTTAACCCGGCGATGGAAATACAAAGCACTGACAACTATATTGATTGGAGCAGTCTTAGTGTTGTACTGCTTACTGATATAACATGGGACAGTCGTACTGTGCCCACAGGTGGCGAAGAACCTATCAGTGTTGCTACTATGAATTTTGACTTGCCCATCTGGATCAGCACCAGCGCCAAGGTCAAGAAAATGGGTGTTATACAACAAGTTATTACCAACTTCCAAGATCTACAGTCACTGGACAGCTTAGGACAGCAACAGGTTATTTCTGTGCTGAACTATGGAGTACTGTTGAACTCCTATATCAGCAGCGGAGTTCCCTACTATACACTAAAACTGCTCAAGCCACAGGATGTAGTAAACTACAATGCCTATGGACAAGACAGTGTAATTGCTGCAAGACACACTTGGGAACCATTGCTGAATCAGTATGGTGAATTTAAATCTGGTACTAGCGAGATACGCTTAACACAGCCTAACGGCAGTGAGATCATTGGCACCATTGCCACTAATCCCAGTGATGCAACAACCCTATTGTACACACCATTTGGCGACACGTTCCCGGCCAATACACTAAATGCTGTCAATGCCATTATTGATCCACAGAATGTCAATGTGGGCAGCTTCTTAACCAATCCTTCAAACGGTACTCGTTATCTCTTGGTCAATGACATTGGCGACTACAATAACATTGCTGGTGCAGTTGCTTGGAAGGGCACTGACGGAAATGATTTGGTTGCACATGCCAACGATATTGTTGAATATAATGGCGCACACTGGCGAGTGGTATTTGACAGTGCCAATGAAAATAGTTTACAATATGTAACAAATCTAACAACCGGTATTCAATACAAATGGCAAAACAACCAATGGTCAAAGAGCTACGACGGACTGTACAACGAGGGCGAGTGGATGCTGGTCCTTTGATTGGTGCCGGGGCCTTAATCTACTGTAGAACTACTCACAGATATCTTTTCTTACTGCGCGATGGCGGAACACACAGCGGCACTTGGGGCCTTGTTGGCGGTAAAATTGAACCAGGCGAAACAGTTGTTGCTGGACTGACTAGAGAGATTGCCGAAGAATTAGGTGGCATTATTAAAGATGCTAAATTGGTGCCAATTGAAAAGTTTACTAGCGACACCAACAAGTTTGAATACCACACCTAC